GTTGTGTGATCCTTCTAATACTACATATGGTTTGCCGTTGTCATCATATGAGTTCAATACCGTTAAACCTGTGTCACGGTCAATCACATACCCTATGTTTGAAACTGCGTATATCTCATATGGTTCAAACAATGGTTCAAATTTTTCAATCATTCCTTTAACTCCTCTACTAATTTTTCTAATTGCTCAATTGTTAAGATAATCTCATTATCTGGGTGGTATAATACCATGCTAGCCATAATATCACCATCTGGGTATTTAGTTACTTCCATATATTCATGCTTGTTATCATTACAGATAAGGTGTATAGTTTTATAATTTCCAATTGGTCTATTAAACACTTCTACATTTTCCATATTATAAACCTCTTTCTTCAATATCTTCAATCAGCCAAGTTAAGTATGTTTTTGCTTTTTTAAGGTCCTCTAGTCCATTTTTGTGTTTATAACGTAATGGATATTTTAGAATATTTCCTTCTAGGAAACCACGGTATCCTTCTTTTGTCATGTTAGCTTTCATTATTTGAATTGGTTGAATACCGTTAACTGTGTAATGAATTTGATTGTCAATCAAATCTGATTCAAAATAAACTTCTACATCAGGTTCAACACCATCACATTTTGAATCTTCAAAATTAACTTCTAATTCAGGAATAACAAAATGGTTTTTAAAAGCACTCTCTGTAGTATATGTGTGTGTTCCGTCATGATATTTGACTTTCCACATTTTACCTTCCATTTTATGCGCTACACCTTTTAAACCGTTGTCTTTACGTTTTACTAACATTCCATCATGTAATTTCATAATTAATTCCTCCTAATGTTTTATAATATCATTCTATCATATTGACGTTCATTTGTCAACACAAAACTTTAATTTTATGTTATAATAAATTATAAGTTACTGATGCTGATTCCTCCCAGCATGAAGTGACACTCACAACGACTACTCTATTGGGTGGTCGTTTTTATTTTGCATATTTAGCGATAAGTTTAAAAACTTCTCCCGCTGTTTCAATGTTTTCAAAACTAACAAATCCACTTGCTACATGTTGCATCATTACTGAATAGTTATAATTTGTACTATACATATCACCAAACCCATTTGGATTGTACTTTACATCAATAAGCCAACCATTTGGGAACAATTTTCTAAACATGTGTAAATTATTCAACTTCTTCAATCCTTTCAAATTTAAAACCTTTAGTGTGTTTTCTTTTTCCGTTTAATACTTCTGATATTGCTCCACAACTTAATTTTAAGCTTTTACTACAATCAGTTAAGCTAGGATATACAATTCCGTTTGAACAAAGTATAGGCGTACTTCTACTTTGTTTACTTCTTGAGACACCTGTTCCGTGTCTTATATTTTCTAAATGTGAACACCATTCAAGATTGGAAACCATGTTGTTTGTTTTATCTTCATCAATATGGTTTACATCTTCATAGTTATTTGGATTATCTAAGAAGTGTAATGCAATTAGTCTGTGCAATCTAAAGGTGGTTCGTTTACCACTATCTGAATATAATCTTATATACATATACCCAGCTGTTTTGTTTTTGGTAGCTTTCATAATTCTTCCTGTATATTTATTTTTAACTCTACCTAAATTAGATACGCAGTATCTACTATGTTTATCAATCTCTATCCATTCTTCTAATTTCTCGTTTGCGCACTGATTCATATGTTCTTAATACCTCCTCTTCTGATAGTGGTGGATTTAATGATATTTGGTTAACGTATAGTGACCATACACGCACTTCTTCATGTTCTAATCCAGTTGCGAATAACTTACCAATGATTTGTGTTAAAAAGTTGTTTCTTCCCCCTGCATCACAACCGGCGATTATGTCTCCGAGTAAGTTAGCTGTGAATTTACGTTCACGTTTTTTGTTTTTCTTTTGAATGGTTTTATCTGTAAATATATCAAACCATTTTGCGGGTAGGTCTGCGATTGGTTGGTTGTTAATCACTTGATATTTAAGACCATCAATAGTTGAACCCCAGCCAACAACATAGCGTCCATGTGTTTGGAAGTCAACACCTTCAACTTCCTTGTGGTTCTGAATGAATTGCACATCATTATATTTTTCAGGTAGGTTGTAATACAGATGAAGCCCACCACTTGGTGTCATAACTGTTTTAGTGTCTGGTAACTCAATATCATACTTTTCGCAAAACTCTTTGAGGTTATCAGCACCACTAACACCATTATGAGTGTCAATATCAATTACTGCAATACCTGATAACTTACCAGTTAAAATACCATAGTTACCACCTTCTGCAACCCACTTCTTTACTTCTACTTTATCTTCACCATTAAATGAACCAGCAACTAACGGTGCTTTACCATTCTTTTTAAGTCTTAATAATTCCATTTCGTTTCCTCCTTAAAAGTCTTTACTGATAGTTACTACTTGACCATTGTGGTCAATCTCTTCTGCACCCCATGTATCTGTGGTATCTATGAATTTAAAAATAAAGCAAGCACCTAGAAACATTATTAATAATAAACAGAACCAGCTTTTAATATAGTCTACGTATGTGTGTTTGTACCATTCTTGTAATTTATCTTCTCTTGTAAACATTGTTATAACTTCCTCCGCTTATCTTATGTACCTACTATACCATGTAGTATAGTAGTTGTCAACTATTTAATTGAATAAAATACTAAATTTTCTAATTTTAAGGTGAATGTTTCTGAATCACCAAAACTAAGTTCTAAAAAACGTTGTGTGATATTTACACGTTTAACATTGATAAATAAGATATTTCTATTATCTTTACCAACCATAAAGTTCACTGTTACTTCTTTTAATTCATTCATTTTAATATATCCTCCATCATTTCATTAGTAAAGTCTTTACCATTTGTTACTGTTTCAAAAATCTTTTTCTCCGTTGGTGTTTCAGGTACAATGTGATAATAAAGTGGTTTCTTAGTTTGACCATAACGATCTGTGCGTGCCTTTGATTGTTCATAGTTGATTGATTCCAAAGGCATTGAATTGTAAATTGTCACATTCGCAATAACAAAGTCATTAATACCTGTAGAAGCGGATTTGTAGTGTGCTAACACAATACCGTTGTCTTTGTCTTTGAAATGTTTTAAATCCTTGCTAGCGCCATTATATTGACTATATGGACGTTTTAACTTGTCTAATACTTGTTTCAACATTTCAAGCTCTACATTGTAATTATAAAAGATAACTATTCGTTCGTCATTGTGTGTTTCAAGAATCTGGTTCAGTCGTTCAAATGGTTCTTTACTTACCTGTTTATTGATTCCTAATAAGAAACCATGTGACACACAGCGCATTGCGTTAAATAGTTTACTACTATTATCTAATTCAATCACTTCACCATTATCAGCTTTGTACATGCGGTTCTTTTTCAATTTAGCGTACATTGCTGGCTTTTTAGTCTTTAATACATAATCTTCTGGGAAATAGTCTTTATCACGTGTGAAACGTACCGCAACACTATTAATCATATCATTTAATAAATGCTCGTTCTGATAACCAACAATTTGCATGAAGCGCATTGAACCTAACTGACGCATTTGTTTAACTACAAATAGTTGCTCAAACTCTTTTTTAGGTTTTCTAAAAACATTAAGCATATATAATTGACTATAGTAGTTTTCAAGCTTTCCATTACTAACAGGTGTTGCTGTTAATAGTCTAACATACTTAGTTTTCTTTGTCAACTTCATTACAAACTTTGTAACCTTAGAACTAGTTACCCCCACTTTATGTGCTTCATCCACAATTATGAAAGTATCTTCATCAACCCACTTCAATAATTCAGTGATACGCCAAACACTTTCAAAACTGATTGCTACTTTATTTGATTCAGCTAATAACTCTTTATTTTTCTTTGTTCCTAAATTCAATGGTGTAATATCAATACCCATTAATGCACCATCTTCTGAAAAGTCTGCAACTTTAGGTGCTAAACAGATAACTAATAGCTTACTACACCCTGATTGCAAGTAGGCACCTAATGCAGTGAATGTCTTACCTGTTCCAGCATCTGATAAATCGTAAGGGTGTGTATTCCATTTTTCAATACCTTCAATTTGTGTTGGTAATAGTTCAATTTTTCCTATTTTAGTTTGCGTATTCAAACATATAACCTCCTGTTTGTCTTAGTCTACCTTTTAGACAATTGGTTATACTAGGTGGATTAAGTCCAAGTTTTCTACCACACTCACGTGTTGAATAATAGTAATTATATTCACCATTTGCAATGTCAATTACTTTGATTTTCTTTGAAATTCTTTCGTTACGTGTTCCGTGATTCATATTCTCTTTAGCTGTCACCCATTCTAGATTGGAAACCATGTTATTTGTTTTGTCTTCATCAATATGGTTTACTTGTGGTTTGTCTTCTGGGTTTGGTATAAATGTTTGGGCTACTAGTCTGTTAACTCTAATATTTTTAGGTTTGCTATTTTTATATAAAATCACTTCGATATATCCGCTAGATTTTACCCTTGGCTTCAAAATTCGTTCTGAACCTCTTTTTAAGCTTTTAACTCTACCTAAGTTACTTACCTGATATAATCCTTCATAACCTTTAATATCTTTCCGAAATTCTTCAGTCATAATAAACCTCCAATTCCTCGTAGTTAATTTCTGGTAATTCTGGTTCTACATAATCTACCTCATCCCAATTATCTAAATAGTTTAATAATTCAATTAAATCATATAACGTGTCTCTCAATAGTAAACCATACCCACCAGCGTCACGTACTTGTTGTAAATACGTTATTTGTAATGGGTCTGGCGCATAATTACCTGTTTTGAGTTCTAACGCGATATAATGACCTTCATAACACGCTTCAATATCAGAGCGACCAACACGGTCATATATGGTTGCTGTGTTAACATTTACTAATGCACCTTTAGCTTTCAAATAGTCTACTACTTCTCTACTAAATTTAGATTCCTTTCCCATAGTTTGAACCACCTTTTTTAGACATACCTTGTGCAACCTCTGTTAGTTTTACAATTGCTTCTGGTACTGTATGTCCTTTTTGCTCCATCATTCCTAATAATCCTAGTGTAGAATATAATGCGTATTTTTCCAACTCCTTATCTGTAACACCTTTTTCATTTAACTTGGTTTCCATATCCGTTAATAATGTGTCAATTGCTTGTATGCGTTCTGTTTTCATTTTTTATTCTTCCTCTCCAATTACTAATTCAATTCCGCCCCATGATTCATTGTAACTGATATTTAATACCTTTGTCAACTCATTATACTTATTAAATAATCCTGCTACTGACTTATCACTTGTTGTGTCAATTACTAATGCAGTCATACCATTTGATTCTTTCACTACTAAAAAATGACTGTCAACCACTTCATATACTTGTAATAAATTCATTTTAGTTATCCTCCTTAAATGTTTGAATTGCTAAGAATGTTAATGCGAATGATACTAACCAAGATACTAAACCAGCGTCACTTGACGTTGTGAATACAATTGTTAAAATACCTACTAAATTTGCCACTAAAATTGCCGTTAAAACTTCCATATTTTCATTCATTTTATTTATCCTCCAATTTGTTAATTCGTTTTTCTAATTCGTTAATTAATTGTTCATTATCTAATGATTGAGTGATACTTGATACTTCAATTCCTGATACTTGCTTATACTTCAAAATAATATCTTGTTGCCGTTCATTCAAGCCTTTGTATAATTTTACTTCCTCTTTTAACTGTGTATTTTCTTTAGCTTTGTCTGCTTCATATCCAATAATAATACCAGCACCAATTGCACTAATTGCCAATAATGTAATACCTAACTTGTTGAACATATTTAATTCCTCCTCTTAACTTATGAACTAAGTATATCAGTTGGGGTTGAGCTTGTCAACCCCTTTTCTGATTTTTATTTTAAATTTTCTAATACTGTTTCAGTTAGTAGAATTACATCTAAGATGCTTTCTAGTCTGTCGTTTAATCTATGTCCTTTTTCGTTATCTCCTTTCTCGTATGCTTCAATCATTTCAGCTTTTAATTTGTCAAATCTTTCGTTTAATTTTTGTAATGCGTTTTCGTAATTTTCTTTAGTTATCATTGTTTAATTCCTCCTCTTAACTTATGAACTAAGTATATCATGCGAAAAAAAGAAAGTCAACTGTTTTAGTCAACTTTCTTTAAATTATTTTTAAAAAATATTATCTGTTTCAGTAAAGTTGTTAGCCCATTTGATATTGGTTAGCACATACTGTGGTTTTCCGTTAACTCGTTTTTTAACTCTGTTTAATACAATATTATGCGATTTACGTTGTAGTTCTGGCACAAACTTGCGAGCTGAAACGGTCATTAGTCCTTCATTAACTAACATATCGTTATATGCTTCTAATAATTCGTTTGTTGGGATAAATGAGTTTTCATCTTCTACGAACTCAATTTCGTTCATGTCAATAAAGTTTGCCATTGTGTCATTTCCTTGGATAAAGGCATCACGCAATTTATTTGCATTATCACTGGTCCAGAAGTGTCCTTTGGTTTCTCCATTTAGTCCAAATAATACATTTCTATATTGTTGCAGACAGTAGCTGATAAACTCTGACTTTTCTTCATATGTGAAATTCTTTGAACGTTCCAGCCACATTGAATCTGTTGGGTTATCTCTACCCATAGTCTTGTTAAATGGTAATGTGATAATACGGCGCAAGAAACCATGTGAAGTATCACTAAATGTAGGCATGTTATTAGTTGTGAAAATCATTAGTGCGTAGTTCGTAAATGTGAACTTGTTAATACCTTTGTACTCTGCACTCATTACGTCATTACCTGATAATGTTTTCAGTGTACCTGTTTGTTTAATATGCTGTGCTGGCATATCTGTTTCAATATTCACCATTTTACCAAATAATTGAGAGCTTGCGAATTTGTCATTATTACCTGACAAGCTAGCTAGTGTTGCATGACTTGTATTTGATTTTCCTACTAGTTCCTCAATAAATGCCATAACGTGTGATTTACCGTTACTACCTTCACCAGTTGCGAATACCATTGCTTGTGGGTCTTGGTTGCGGTAGAAAATACGTCCAATCAATTGAAATAGTGTTTTTGCATCTTCTTCTAAAATATATTCAATCCATTCAGCAACGATATTGTGCTTAGGGTTCTCAATATAATCATATTCAATTCTTGTTGTTTGGTAGTCCTCTTTTACAGTTGGTTTTAATGTGTCCTCTTTAAAGCGATATGTGCCATTTTTAAAGGCTATTTTGTTTGGGTCCATTTTGTCATTAAATGGTAAGTTAGCACCAGAAGCAAGCGCATTTTTTGCCATTCTTTGGACTGCATTTCTAAATTGGTTAGCCACCTTTGCATTTTCTGCATAATGTGGTGTGTATACCATCATAAACTCATTGTAAAGCTTTTGCCATAAACGAGCTTCTAGGTTATCTTCTGACACCTCATAGATTTTTGTGTCATGATTATAAACCACTGGTAAACCAATTGTGGAACTTGCATGCACTGGTAATACCTTAGCCATGTGAACTGCCAAGGCTTCTGCGTTTAATCCATCATAGGTTGGTTCTGGTCGTTGTGGCTCTGCATTCTTAGCCGCATCACCATTTTTAAAGTCAACTTCCCACTCTTTGTGGTCCTTTTCATATTCTGATAATGCCTTGATATATTGCTTACTTGGTGTTAAAGTCTTTTCAAGCGTGCTGATAAACCTTAATTCAACTGGTTGGTCATATTCAACTTTTTGTAATTCATTTACCATTATTATTCCTCCTAATATCTTATGACATTACTATATCATCTAAAAAAGAGAAAGTCAACTGTTTTATTTAACTTTCTCCCTTATCATAGCATATTTAATTTTAAAAATGTTTGTCGTATTGGTATATACCAATCCATAGTGTTACTATTAATACTAACGCAACACCCAATATCAACCATTCCATAGTATTTAATGATAGTAACATGTACACAACTCCGATTCCTAACAATATGAAACACCCTAATAAAACAACGAGTGCCACTGCTAAGCCTAATGCTTCTAATTTACTCATTCTACTCATTTTGCTGCCTCCTTATGAAATTTATAAACATCATGTAATCGTTCACGTAATTCACTTGATTGTTCCATAGTGATGACATCACCCATGCTAAGTCCTAAAATTACACCTTGGATAAATTTCATGCCAGCGTGGTTGTGTTCTGCGTTTTCGTCATATCCTTCAATCATTTCTAACACTTGTTCAATTGCGCTAATATTACTCATTCTACTGTCATTTTGTTTCCTCCTCAAATTGTTGTTTCTGCGCTTTGGTTGCTTTTGTGTCACACATGGTGGCTTGCTTGTGTATCCATGTTTTAGAAACCATGTGTATTTCATTGTCTAATAATGTGATAAAGTATCCACGTGTGTCTATCTGGTCAATTCTATAAATATTTAATCCATCTGTTGAAGCCCATATTGAGCCAATAACCTTTACTGAATCACTCACTATGCGTCCTCCAATACATATACGATTGAATCAACTGGAATGGTGATAAATGTATATAGCTTTTCACCATCAATATAAAGTGTTTCTGGTTTTTCTAATTTCAGTAGTTTTTCATCATTTTCAACCGCTCGTTCATACATTACAAGAATTGGCTCTTCTGTGTATAAGTTGAAATACTCATTATTTGTTAAGCAAATATTATAGTTTGTTTTTACTGTCATTATTCTTCCTCCACTCGTATAATTTCAATTTGTTCTGGTCTAAAACCTGATTCATCTAAAATTTTCATAGCTGCACTAGCATGACTATTCGCAGTTACATGTCTTACCTCCACAACTGTATCGTATCTTGTGCGCCATAAAACTTCATATTCTTTCATTCTTGTTCCTCCTAGTCCTCAATATACTTGATAATGTTATAAGTACCCCAGATTCCAATTGTTACAAATACTAAACCAAACAGTGCCATATTGTTTTCCTCCTTAGTTATCTTATACACCTACTATACCATCATATATAGTAGGTGTCAAGTATTTTATTCAAATTCTTTGATAGTTTCAATCACTTCTGCTTCATCTGCTTTTTTAATATTAATAGTTAAGTCTTTGTTTTCATCAAGTGTTAGTAATACTTTGTTTGTCATTACTTATTACCTCCTTTAAACACTTCATCATATAATTCTTGGATTGCTTCACGTTTTACTTTTAGCATTGCAATTTGTGCTGATATTACATTACTTGGCTTTCCTATCAAATGTCCTGACAAGTGACCAATATCAATATTATATTGAGTAAGTGTTCGTTGAAATGTTTTTCTAATCTTACTTTGTTCATCAGTATTAACCAGCTTAAATGTTGCATACCAATATTCATTTAGATTCTGTGCTAAGTCAAATGGTGTTTTTCCGTACTCTAATATATCACCATCATCACATTTAATATATAAACCTCTTTCATTCTTTAGAATATCATACTCTTTACCTTCTGTGAAAAATGGTGCTTGTGGGTGGCTACTTATGCATTTCATTTTTAAATCTTTGTAGTCTATCATTTTAGGTTCTCCTTAATTAGTAGTTGGATATGTTTGTCACTTATAATATACATACCTATAACATCATTGTCAAGATATTTGACCAATGTTTTGTACGCTGGTACATACTCAATGTATCGTCCACGTGAGGTATATTCAAAACTTAGTGGTTGTTTAGTTTGGAAAACCAGTGTGATTTTTAGGCTATTGCTAATCACGTCAATCATTTCTCTTAATTTCATTTTGTTTCCTCCTTTGTTGTGGTTTACATTTACTATAGTAAACCATGTTGGTTAATTTGTCAACACTTTTGTTTAAAGTAATTTAAAAATAATGAAACCAGTTGAAGTGTTCTCTGTTTGTTCTTCAATGAGGAACAGGGTTGAGCCTTAGAGCCACAAGGGATTTAACAAAAGTGTTCTCTGTATGGGGGTCGTTTTACTACTCACCTACCAGACACACCATTCCCTTCTGTATTCATCTCTAGATAGAGTAGAATATATAGAGAACACAGAGAACACTTATAATAAAATGAACCAAGAATCTTGGTTTATCAACGTTTATAGGTGTTCTCGATTGAATCAATTGGTTACTTAAACAGAGAACACACCGAGAACACAGAGAACACATGAAGAACATTTCATACATCTTAATGATTAATCTATTCCCTAAACTACAGATAAGTATGCTATAATATAGAAGTAAAGTAAAAACAAATAGGAGGAATTAATTATGAATAAAGAAGTAGGAAACATCATTGGGATTGTATTAGCAAGTATCTTGGTACTTGGTTTGTTAGCACTTAACATCTATATCCTATGGGTAATTGTAGCCGTATTGTTTGCAACAGGTCACACAGTAATTGCATGGTTAGTTATCGTTAACATTGTATTTAGTGTACTATTAAAAGCAACTAAACGAGGTGATAAGTAATGGAACATGAACTATATAATAAGACAGATAAGCAGTTACTAAAGAGTAACAAGGTGGACCTAGTGGCATACATCAGAACACTTGAGGGTACGCTATCCACATATGTTAACAATGCAGTAGAACCATTAGATAGTGAAGGTAATGTATATGATAGTACACAACCATCTATCACTGAACCAACACCACACCACTTGACATCATATACCTTTACTGATACAGTAACTAAGAAAGACATGTACTCATTCTAATGTATAAGAAGTGTAAGGTTGCTTTATGTAGAGAATATGTAAAGCAACCAGAGGTGTATTGTGATAAGCACAAAGGTAACACAGCCACACAATACAATAAGTATGTGCGCACTAATCCACAGAACAAAAGGTATGCAGAGTTCTACCAGTCAAGTGAATGGAAACGAATGAGACAATACAAGTTAAGTATCAATCCAATGTGTGAAGTATGTGAACGCAATGACCACACCAAGACGCTTGCCACTATCGTCCACCATGTGGAGGAAATACGTACACCAATTGGTTGGGAAAAACGTTTAGATATTAATAATTTAGAATCAATTTGCCAATCCTGTCACAATAAAGAGGAGCACGCTCATTCCTTTAAAAATGCAGGTAGGGCTAACCATAAATAATTTTAAGGGGGATAGCGCCAAAAGCGAAGGGAGGGTAGCTGAAAATTTTAACACCCCCCGCCAAATTTTTGGTGGCTACAATCGGAGATTCCTTCTTTTCACACAAAATTCTAAAAACGAAGTTTCAAAACAGCCTTTTTCCCTCGTAAAAAACGATACAAAACTGGTTTCTTTTCAATAATATCAAACGTTTCACGCATTGTTTCATAATCTCACTAATACGAATATCTTCCCTCATAAACAGCACAAAACCTGGTTTCTCAAACAACAGTTTTTGTGCTATAATATTGTTAGGGACTTTTTCTTTTAAACTAAAATATATAATGAAAGGTGTGATTATTATTCCAGCTCCAAAACCTATTATGGTAAAAGATTTGCGAACCCAGCAGACAAGAGCCTTCAAATCGCAAACAGAAGCAGACAAATTTTATGGTAAAAAATCTGGCTATTTTAAAGACATCAAAACTAAGCTAGGTGGTAAGAATCGCCACTATGAAATTATTGAAGTTGTATAGTTGACACCTATTATATAATGTGTTATACTATTAAATATTATATAGGAGGTTATACAATGAAGAAAGATGTATTAGAATTTAAAGGTAGATACTACGTTGACAACTATGGTAATGTATATAACAACGTCAAACGGTTAAAACAAAATATTGACAAAGATGGATATAAGACAGTTACATTGTGGAAAGATAATAAAGCACACTTTAGGAGGGTACACCGTTTAGTTGCAGAAGCATTTATACCAAACCCAGATAAAAAACCACAGGTAAACCATATTGATGAATGCAAAACAAATAATTTTGTATCTAACCTAGAATGGTCAACATCTAAAGAGAATATCAATCATGGAACAAGAACCAAACGACAAATTGAAACACAGCAGAAAACACAAAAATCAAAACAAATAATTTGTTCAAATGGAATTGAGTATGATTCAATTAGAGGTTGCGCTAGAGATTTGAAAATTGATGATGGTTCAATTGTAAAAGTTTTAAAAGGTAAGCGCAAAACATGTGGAGGATACACCTTTAAATATAAGGAGGTGAACTAAATGGGTAGACCACGTAAGTTATTAAATGCACAACAGGGTAATTTAACACAAGAACAACAATTTCAAAAGAAAAAAGAAGAGGAGAACTTATATAATTATGAACCTTTAGACTTTTCATATTTTCCAATGGGGTTGTTAAGGGGTGCATATCCAGAATGGGAAAGAATTGGTAACTTTGCTGGGTCATTACCACTGAGTGAGTTAGATTCACAAACACTGGTTTCTTATTGTAACTACGTTTACTTATATAGTAAATTAGCAGAAGAGGTGTCTATTGAGGGTGAAGTGACAAACGAAGGAAAACTGAACCCCAAAGTAACCGCTATGATGGGTTATAGTAAGCAAATCAAAAGCGCAACGAATGACTTAGGTTTAACTATCAATTCAAGATTAAAACTGGTAGCACCAAAAGAAGTAGAGGACGAAAGCAAAGACCCACTAGGTCAATTGCTTAAAATGCGCGCACAAGGTTAGCAATTTGTGTTATAATGTATTTATGGAAAACGCCTTCCAGATGATTTGTAGGTTTAGAATTGTATTGAGGTTTACAATTCAGGAGTAACTTTTGGGTAGAAGTTACTGACATGTTAGCGGGCTTGGGTTGTAGCTTGCTCCCGCCTAGGGGCTTAACTAAGTAAAAAATAATACTAGGAGTAGCAACTACTATGCTTAACAGTAGCGCAACCATAGGTGTGAAAACCTAACTAGAAGGGCTATCATGAGATGGGTAGCAATCAACACAAAAAGGCACGCTCTTACCGCCTTAACCAAGTGAGCAAAACTATATTAAGTGTTGTGAGGTAGTCCGTATGTGGATGGTCCGCCAACCACATAACAACACTTAATCATTTAAGAAGGGTTGCAGTGCGACCAATTGACTTAGACTAGTTATCGCCTTATGGGAATAACTACCTAAGTCTTTTTATTTACACACAGAAACTATTTTTTATGTTATAATGTATATAACGAGATTAAGTTTCAATCATGTTGACTTAGGTAAGTTTGTTATCCCCTTTGGATAAACTCATGACCTAAGTCTTTTTATTTATGCTATAATATAAATAAGGAGGTATACATATGAATAATATAGATTTTGTAGCTGATTATATTAATTATATAAGAGATAATCAAATACCGGTAGGTAATAAAATCAAACAAGCTATTAGACGTCATGAGAAAGACTTAGAAAAATCAAAAGACCCAGCTTATCCATACTATTACGACCCAAGCGAAACATATGAACCAGTCGCATTTATTGAAATGTTACCAGACCCAAAAAGTAAAAAGACAAATAAACTAGCTAAATTCCAGAAGTTTATTGTAGCATTAATCTATGGTTGGCGCAAAAAGAGTAATAAAATGCGCAGATTCAGAAAAGTATATATCAGTTTAGCACGTAAAAACGGTAAATCAATCCTGGTTGCTGGTATCTCATTGTATGAGTTCATCTTAGGACAATATCCAAAAGCTTCAAGACAGATTGTAGCTGGGGCAAATACTAAAGAACAAGCTGGTATTGTATTCCGTATGTTAAAATCACAGCTGAAAGCATTGAGAAATTCAAGTGATAGTGTGCGTAAAATTACTAAGGTAAACAAATATGACATTGAACATTTAGAAGATGAATCAACTGTTAAACCTTTAGCAAGTGACGCAGATAGTTTAGACGGACTAGACGTACTTTGCGGTGTATTAGATGAATACGGAGAAGCAAAAAGCACAGCATTAATTGAGGTATTGGAAAGTTCACAATCACAACAACCACAAGGTTTGATTTTGATTATTAGTACAACAACTAAAAATCTTAATGGACCAATGCACAGCATAGAATATCCATTTATAACTAAGCTATTAAATGAAGAGGTTGAAGCAGACGCATACCTTGCTTTATGTTGGGAAATGGATAGTATCAGCGAAGTTGATGACCAAGCCAATTGGATAAAATCAAACCCACTGTTTGAGAATACACAATTGTATGAAACCATGTATGAACATAAAGTTAATTCATTGGCAGAGTACAAGGCAAAAGGAGACATGAGTGGTTGGCTAACTAAAGAAATGAACTTCTGGGTACAAGCTTCACAAGATAGTTTCATGGATAAAGAAAGCTGGGACGCAATCAAAGCAACAAAAGAATATGATATTAGAAAACGTCCTGTATTTATTGGAATGGACTTATCACGAACAAAAGATATAACGGCGGTTAGCTGGATTATACCAATTGCAGAAGAAGAGAAGTTACTCGTAAATACACATGGTTTCATTTCATCAATTGGAGGTATTGAAAAGAAAATTCAAGAGGACAAAATACCATATCGCCAATATGAAAATGAAGGCATCGTTTCAATTAGTAAGTTAGAATCAGGATTGATTGACCATGCGGACATGTGCGACTGGATAGTTGATTTTGTTGAAACATATGATTTGGACCTACAAGGTATTTTCTATGATGGTCACCAAGCTTCACAATCAGTCTTGCGACTAGCGGAAGTTTTCGGTGAACGCTATCTAATTGAAGTACCACAGCGGATACAGTATTTAAACGCCCCTACAAAGTATCTAAGGGACGCAATATACAAAGGTGATATAATACATCAAAACAACCCACTACTCAATACAGCGATATATAATGCGTATATGAAAGAGTTTGCTGACAACATAGCAATTGAAAAGAAAATGAATCGTAACAAGATTGATTCATTGGACGCTTTAATAAATGCAATGAGTGAAGCAATGTATTATGACTTTGGATATTCAAGTTTTGAAAACATGTTAGAGCAAGGTACATTTGGCTTTGGTGTTTAAGTAACACCCACAAGGTAAGGGATATATGATATACTATAGAAGTACTAGAGATAGTAACAAAAACAGACAGATAGAAAGGAAGATTCAAATGTTATTACAAATTAACAAGGTAGTAAAGGAATTACCAGAAGGAGAACCGTGTTCCGCGTTGGTAGATTATGTAGATGGGATTACACATACTCAACAATTTACAGATGGTATCAAATGTTTCAAGAAAGATGGTACTCAAATTTTAGTGGTACGAAAAAATACGTTTGAAATTGAGATTGAAAACCTTGATAATTATGAAGGGTTTAAAGTTTATGGTGTATATCTATTAAATGATGAAGGTAAAACATTACGTAAATTAGCATAAATTAAAAGAGTGGCTAAACACCACTCTTTTTTTATATGTTTTGTGTTAAAATAAGGTGTATAGGAGGGTTTAATATGAAAAATCCAGTAATTTATGTAGTGCTATTTTACGTTTTAGGAGTATTAGCACTTGTAACAAGCATGTTTTTTGTTAGCATTGTAGCTGGTTTAGTAGCATTAGGGCTATCATTATTAGTACCAGCAGTAGTATTATACCTAGAATTGAAAGAAGGTGAATAGTTAAATGGGCGTATTTATTGCACCACAGACTAAAGCAGAGAAGAATTTCATTGATTATATTGAAAGCGGAATGGATAACCTAGGATATTTGACAGGTGAACGAGCATTACAAAATTCAGACGTGTTCACAGGTGTAAATATCATTGGTGGTGACATTGGTAAATCACTATTTAGAAAAGTTCCAGACGAACACGCAGACCAAAACTTTTTACAACTAATCAACAAGCGACCACATGAAAAACAAAGTCATTATACATTCATGTATGCAACGGTTGCACAGCTGATTCTTTATGGTAACTCATACGCAATCATTCACAGAGAAAAAGAGAATGATTATAACTCACCAATTAAGTCATTAGAGTTTGTAACAGCAGACCAAGTGAACCTCATTCAAGATATGACAACAGGTGAATGGCGCTATGATGTAACGTTAGATTATGGTAACCACATGTTAAGGTGTGAACCACGTGACATCTTACACTTTAGAATTTCAGTTGTAGATGGTTTCATTGGTCGTAGTCCTTTATTGTCTTTACGTGATGAAATCGGAATGCAAACAAACGGCAACAAGATTTTATCCAAGTTCTTTGCTAACGGTGTTTTCGGTGGCGGAATCTTAAAACTTAAAAAAGGTTATGTAGACAACGCAACCAAAAAGAAAATTCGTGAAGATTTTGAAAGAGCTAACGGTGGAAGCACAAACAGTAATGGCGTTATCGTTTTAGATGAAGCAACAGACTTCACAGAATACAAAATGAATACTGATATTTTGAAATTGATTCAATCAAATAAATTCAGTACGCAACAAATTGCAAAAGTTTTAGGTATTCCATTGAACCGGTTTGGTATGGAATTAGTAAACTCAACTGATAGCGGACAAAATGACATCTATATTGCGTCAACAATTAGTCAATATGAATCTGCAATCTGTGACGAAATAGCAATTAAAACAGGTAATGTTTTAGAAATGGACTTTTCAAGTCTAATGAACGATACATTAGATGACAGACGCAAACAATTGTTTAGTGGAAAAGCAAGTAAAGAGTTACTATCAACTATCAAAGAAAACGAAGTTCGTGCATATTATGGGTATGAACCTTTAGAAGATGGCGAAACAACAGTTAAAACAGAGAGTGAAGAAAAGGAAGTGTACGAGAATGAAACAGACGGAACTGGAAATTAGACAACTGCAAGAGTTCATAAATGACAACAATATTGTTGAAGGTTACGCATTAAAATTCAATAAACCATCAAAAGACCTAGGTGGTTTTATTGAAACTATTGACGCAAGAGCATTAGACGGTGTTAATATGGAAGATGTAAAATTATTTTTAAACCATGATTCAGGCAACTTACTTGGAAGAACAAAGAGCGGTACACTTCAATTATCAGTTGATGAAGTAGGGTTGAAATTCCGTTGTGAGCTACCAAATACAACACTTGGAAATGATGTTATGGAACTTGTAAAACGTGGTGACCTTAGTCAATGTTCATTTGGCTTTACGGTTGCTGAAGATGAGTGGGAACGGAGAGACGGTAAACCAGTTAGAACTATCAAAAAAATCAATACACTAGCTGAAATATCACTGGTTTCAATTCCAGCATATGATGACACAGATGTTGCAGTAGCTAAACGCTCACTTGAAAACATGGAAGTAAACGAAATGGAAAAACGCAAACTAGAATTACAGTTACGACTAGCAACCTTGTAAGAGTAACGCCCACAACTCACCTTGTTCATGATATACTATCTTTAGTAAGAAAATAATATGTAAAGGAGTTTACAGCATGAACAAGGCAGAGTTAGAAGCGCAAGCAAAATCTTTGTTGGCAGAAGGTAAACTTGACGAAGCTAAAAAAGTTATTGAACAGTTAGAAGCTTTGAAAGATAAAACACCAGCTGAAAACGAAGAACGTGCAGAAGATAAAACAGAAGCACCTAAAGACGAAGTCAAAAAGGAAGAGCCTAAAGAAGAACCAAAGGACGAACCTAAAGACGAAGTCAAAGACAAACCAAAGGAAGAACCAAAAAAAGAAGAACGTTCAATTGAGAACGCAAAAGGAGAAGATATTGACATGGAGAAAGTAAAAATCAATGGTAAAGACTTAGCAGAGCCAGTAACAGAACAACGTGCGTTTTTAGACTACGTAACTTCAAAATCAACTAGCGTAAAATCATTTAACGAAACACGTGCGGTTGGTGACGGACAAGTTAAATCAACAGACGCAGAAGCAATTATTCCAGAAGATATTATCACAAAAGCACGTAAATTACCAGAAACAGTTGTTGACTTACGTAATAAAGTGAATAGTATCAAAGTAAAAACTTCTGGCGGTAAATACCCAATCTTGAAATCAACTACTGCAAAAATGGTGACAGTTGAAGAGTTGGCAAAAAACCCAGCATTGGCAAAACCTGAATTTGAAGAAGTACCTTACAACGTATCAACTTACCGTGGTCAAATTGTTGTATCACAAGAATCATTAGATGATTCCGCGGACGACTTAGCTGGAATTATTGCTGATTCAGTACAACGTCAAGGCTTAAACACAACTAACTTTGTTTTAGCTAACTTGTTAAAAACAGCTACAGCAGTAACAGCTAAATCATTAGATGATATCAAAACTCAAATCAACACTGGTTTCGACCCAGCTTACGGTTTAGAATTAATTGTTACTCAATCATTCTACAACGCAGTTGACATCATGAAAGACGGTGAAGGCCGTTACTTATTACAAACTGACATTACAGCACAGTCTGGTAAATCATTGTTTGGTGTTCCAGTAACAGTGTTGAAAGATGAAATGTTAGGTAACAAAGGTGATAAAGTGGCATTCTTAGGCGACCCAGTAGCATTTGCAACATTCTTCAATCGTGCTGAAACTACTGCTCGTTGGATTGACCACGAAATTTATGGTCAATACTTAGCAATCTTCATGCGTTTTGATGCTAAAGTAGTAGACAAAAACGCTGGTAAATTCATTACATTAACACCACAATTGCCCTAGTACACCACCTGTGGTAGGACAGGTGACACCAGCAGATAAAAGTGTATCAATTGAATTGAGTTAAACACTAAGAGGTGGGGCATTCGCCTTACCTCTTTTTAAAATATAAAAGGAGAGTGTAAATTATGGCTAAAGTATTTAACGTATACAAGAAAACAGGTGAAAAGATTGTGACTGAAAAACCATCACCAGTAACAATCACAGGTTTAACAGCAGAAACACTATATAGCAAAGGTGATTTTCAAGTAACAGCAATTGAAGATGGTAAGCCAGAATCTAGCAAAGTAGATGTACCACAATTCACTACAACTGCAGCAGCTGTAAAATAAAAAGAGGGCTTAGCCCTCTTTTTAACTAAGGAGGTATGATAATGTTAACATTAGAAGAAGTAAAAAACAATTTACGTTTAGACTATGATTCAGACGATGTTTATATTCAGACGTTAATTGATACAAGCTCAATGTTTATCTTAGGTGCTATTGAGGTTAAAACAGTTCCAAATGATGTACGCTTTAAGACTTGCCAGTTCATGTTGGTTTCTCTTTGGTATGAAAACCGTGTTCCAGCAACCAGTGCACTTCAACAAGATGTACCGTTCACTATTCAGGCATTTATTTGGCAACTAAGGGGGTTATCTGATGGCGATACCAACACAACATCTTAATCAGAAAATCACCATTCAAGAGAAAACAACATCAAAAAACGATAAATTTGAATGGGTAACAACGTGGGTTGATAAAGCAACTATATGGTGTAGTGTAAAACAACAGTATTTCAGAGATTTTAAAGAAACATATGGTACTGCATTAGAGGATACAACTAATTTTGTTGTGCGTTATGAACAGCGTTTCCAATTACAAAATAATATGCGTGTTGTATATAAAGGTGTTAACTATGAAATAGTATCCATTTTAGAAGGTAGCTATGACCGTGACTTTACAACATTAGTATGTAAGAGGGTTAAGAAATGAGTAAGCAGAATTATGCTGACTTTTCAGACGCATACAACGCACTTATAAAGATTGGTAAAAACGCAGATACCATCACAGGAAAAGCACTGAACAAAGCTGGTGAAATAGGAGAGCAAGAACTTGCTAAACGCACACCATATTGGGACGGTAAAAAATACAGTAGAAAAGACCAGATGTATAAACGTGAACATATGCAGAAAAATACAGCAATGACAAAAGCAAGTAAAGGTAAACACGAAGTGTTGATTGGGTATAATGACCAAGTTTCGTGGAGGGTTCACTTCACAGAATTAGGAACAATGACACAAAGACCACAACATTTCATTGAAAAGACTATCAAAGAGGTTCAAGACGAAATAGAAAAGGTAATTATAAAAGCAATGGAGGAGGCGTTTCTAAAATGACATTACCTATTTTACAAGTGGCACAGATACTTAATGAAGCACACCCAGAAGTCAACTGGTTTACTAACGAAGTACCAAATGAGTTTGTATCACTTCCTAAGTTGCCAGTAGGTAGAATCACAGAGCTAGACATGGACTATCACGCATATGCAAGTGCATACCCAAATTATTACACAACCTATATCCAAGTTGATTTGTGGGTTGAAGATTTGACAATGTTAGATAAATACTATCTATCAATTGATAAGACAATGCGTGCTGATAACGTACAATGTTCATTTAGTACACAGACATATGAACCAGACCTAGAGGGAGCCAGTCGCATTGTGAAACGTTACGTAATCACACAAAGAGTTGTCTAAATCATAAAAATTATGATATACTGTATACATGAGGTGATTAAATGTATACAGTATATTTGCATATAAACAAAGAAAATAATAAAAAATACTTTGGTCAAACTATGCAGAAAGTAAACACTAGGTGGGGTAACGGTTCTGCCTATCGTAGTTCACACAAGTTCTACAATGCAATTCAAAAATACGGATGGGATGGATTCAACCACTTTATAATAAGAGAAGGATTAACAAAAGATGAAGCTAACGAACTAGAAATGAAGTTAATAGAAAAATACAACACTACAGTTGATGGATATAATATAACAGCTGGTGGTAATGGTGTAATGCACAATAGACATCATACTGATACTACAAAAAATAATATATCAAACAAGAGAAAACAACAGGTTTTTTCAGAAGAATCACAATTAAAGAAGATGGACACCATATATGGTTTTAAATTTAATGGGATTATATGTACAAATAAAAATGGAGAGTCATTCTATTATAGAACAGTTAGAGAGTTTTGTGTAGAACATAATGGTGATAGTGGCCATGTTAACAAAGTCTTACGAGGTAAAAGAAAAACACACAAAGGGTTCTCAATAACATTCGCATAACACACACAAGACTATAATAGTATGCTATAATAACTATAGTAACAAAATAAACTATATTGAGGAGTGGTTATCATAGCTGTAGTAGGATTCAAAAAAGCAATCATTAGTGTACCTAAAAAAGCAGGTTCAGGTGTTGATAAATACACAATTGATAAAAGCGGTGGCGGTACTATTGAAGCGTCAATTAAAGGAATTTCAGCAGAACAAACAACCGTTTATGCGTCAAACGTTCCAATTTGGGTATCAGCTAAAGGAGTTGGAGAGTTAACAGCTTCATTAAACGTATTTGACTTGTATAAAAACAACGTTTATGAGAAAATTTTAGGTATTGAACGTGATAAAGATGGTATTGCAATCGTTGGTGAAAATACAGAAGCGCCTTACGTTTCAGCAGTATTTGTTGCAGACGGTGCAGACGGTAAAGAGATGTACTTTGGTTTAGTTAAAGGACGTTTCAGCCACCCAGAAATCGCATTGAATACAACAGAATCTGGTGGTACAGAACCAAATACAGAAACAATTGAAGGTTCATTTGTAACAGATTCACGTGGCTTTGCATACATGAGTGCTGTTTCAAGCGATACATTAACACTTGATAAGTTTGTTGACAAAGTAAACAACGGTTTACCCAGCTAATCCACCTGTGGTAGGGCAGGTGACACCAGCTGACACAAGTGTAACAATTGAATTGACTTAGAAGAGCTTGACAGCTCTTCTTTTTTTATATACACTGGTTTCACCAACACCCACAACCATTACTTTTAATGCTATAATAACTATAGTAAATAAAATTATTTGGAGGAATAAACATGGCAAAACAAACAAAATCATTCAGTATTAACTTAATTATTGACGGAAAAAACCGCAAAATTACAAAAAAAGGTGTCAAAGTTAAGACAATGCGTAGTATTATGAAGTATTACCGTGATATGGAAAACGTACAAAAAGACATGGCTAATGGTGTAGAAGTTGACCAATTAGAATTATTAGATTCAATGATTGTCTTATTAGTTGAAATCTTTGAACACCCAGAAGTTACATTTGAAGCAATTGAAAACTCAATTGAATCAGATGACTTAGTAGACGTTTTAGAAAACATCTTAGGAACTATTATGGGAGTTGACGATTCAAAGGAAGCCTAGAGGACGGTGTTGAAGTTAACTGGGACGAATCTTTAGAATCACTAAACAAATTATATAATTCATACATGGAAGGTGGTTGGACCGTTAATGATGTTAGCGAAGCTGACTACCTTCTTTTATTGGAATTATTCAGTGATAATACTAAAGAGAAAAAAGAAGAGAAACAAGACCCATTAGCATTTTTTGGCACTGTCCTATCACCAACAGACCTAGCAAAAGCAAAAGGAGAGATTGAATAATGGTAGATAAGGTTATTGGCAATATGAAGTTTGGTATTGGTGTTGACGGTGTAGACCAGACCATTAATACATTAGACAAATTAAACAAGTCAATTAAACAGCAAGAATCAGCAATGAAAGCCAATTTATCAGTGTTTGATAAATCAGGACAAAGTATTGAGAAATTGCAACAAAAAGAAAAAGACTTAGCAACAGCTACTGACTTACAAGGTAAGAAAGTTGAATTACTAAGTAAGAAACGTCAAGACGCTATTGCAAAATATGGTGAAGAATCAAACCAAGTTAAAACACTAACTACACAGTTAAACAATGCTAGTGCCAAATACAATGGAATGCAAAAAGATTTGCAAAAAACTACAGCTGACGTTATCAAGTTTGAGAATGGTTTAGATAAACTAGGTCAAGAAATCAAAGATAACGCAAAAGACTTCCAAAAACAAGCCAACGCAATGGATAAAGCTGGCGACAAAATGGGTGCTTTGGAGACAAAACAGGCTGGTTTAAAACGTCAATCAGACCTAACTAAACAAGCTATTGCTGGTCAAGAAAACGCAATCAAACAATTAACGCAAAAGTTTGGTAAAAATTCAACAGAAGTTAGCAAAGCTGAACAAGAGTTACAAGGCTTTAAAAAGCAATTAAACAATACAGACAGTGAACTAGATTCAGTATCTAAAGGAATGCAAGAACTAGGTAAATCAAGCGGTGAAACTAGCGAAGGTTTAGGACTAGCAAGTAAAGGGCTACAAGGTTTGGTTGCTGGTGTTGGTATGGCGGTAGCTACTAAAGCAATTGATATGATTAGTGACGCTGTTTCAGAAGTTGTTGAAAATATTAATGCGGGTATTGAAGCGGTTGATAAATTCAAAGGTGCTTTTGATTGGGACGCAGAGAGCGCCCAAGCTGTTTCAAGGTTAGCTAACCAATTAGTTGCAGAAGGTTATTCAGACGACATCAACGAAGTAGCAGAAGCAATGATACGTGTTCAAAATGTAATGGGTGCGGGCGGTATGGACGACGACATGTTACAACGAATGACACGTAATGCAATTGCATTTTCTAAAAATACTGGTGCAGACGTTAACGAAACTATTCGTGGTATTGGTAAAATGATGACCAACTTTGGTATTGACGCAGACCATGCTTGGGACTTGATGGCACGTGGCGCACAACTGGGTCTTGACCAAACAGACGAGCTAGGCGACAACATGGCTGAATACTCACAGATTTTCGGTCAAGCTGGTTTCACAGCAGAACAAACATTTGACATGTTACAGAGTGGTTTAGATAACGGCGCATACAACTTAGATAAAGTCAATGACTTAATCAAAGAAATGGCTATTTCATTAACAGATGGTCGTTTTGAGGACAACATAGGTATGTTCAGCGGTCAAACACAAGAACTGTTTAGACAATGGCAACAAGGTGGAGCAACACAAGCGGACGTTATCCGTTCAATGATTAGTGACTTTGGAGGTATGGAAAACCAATATGAAGCATTAAACAAAGCTGGAACAATCTGGTCCGCATTAGGTGAAGATAACAGCTTAAATGTTATCAAGTCATTAAACAATACATCAATGGCATATGATAATGTAGAAGGCGCACAAGACGCAATGAACAACGCAATGAGCAACACAACTGGAATGGACGCCTTTAAATCAGCATTAAAAGCATTAGGAAATGAAATTGGTATCTCATTGAACCCAATGTTTGGTGGAATGGCAGACGGTATCACAAACTTTACCAAGAAAATTCTACCAATGGTCCAACCAGCGTTGCAAAAAATGTGGGAGTTTGCACAACCAATTCTTGAAAAGTTAACGCAATATCTTGGTACATCTTTCAAAGTTGCGGGCGACATTATGGGTGTTGTGATTAAGTACATTGCAGATGACTTAATACCTTACATCATGCCTAAGCTTCAAGAACTTGGTGATAGGTTAGGCGCTGTTTTTGATAAGGTAACTAAGTGGTGGAACGAAAACGGACAAGCAATAATGGATGCAATTAAAAAATGGTTAGAATTATTAACACCAATTTTTAAAATTGCAATTGATATTGTAATGAGTTTTGTTGATTCAGTAGTTGGTTTGATTGAAGGTTTCTTTAATGTAATTGAAGGGGCAACAAAAATCTTTAAAGGTATTTTCAACGGTGATTGGAAATTAATCTGGGACGGTATCAAACAATTAGTTTGGGGTGCTATTCAAGTAATTTGGAACTGGATTAATATTTCATTCTTTGGTAAAATATTAAAAGGTGTAAATGGTTTTGGCGCAACATTCAAAGGTTCAATTTCTGGAATGTGGGAAGCTGTTAAAAACTTCTTTAAAGGTGGTGTATCAAATGTAAATGGTGCTGTTTCAGGTTGGTTCAGTAATGTAACACGCATTGCACGTGACCTTAGAAGTAATGTTTCAGGAACTATTTCATCTCTTTGGAAGGGAATTAAAAACACATTTAGTGGTGGTATTGACACAATTGTACGTTGGTTTACTAGTTTGCCAGAGCGTTTAGGAGGTGCAATCAGTAGGGGTGCTGGTCATGTTACTGGTGCATTTAAAGGTATTTTCAATAAGGTATTGAGTGCAATTGGTGGTCCAGTAAATGGTATCATTGGTGGTGCTAACTGGGTGTTAGAAAAGTTTGGCGCACCTCAAATTCCTAAATGGGACGTACCACAATATGCAAACGGTACTGACGGTCACATAGGCGGACCTATGGTAGTAAATGACGGTGGTGGTGCTGAAATGGTAATCGCACCAAACGGTCAAGCAATGATTCCAAAAGGTAGAAACGTTATGATGAATGCACCAGCTGGAACACAAGTGCTAAATGCCAAAGAAACATCAATGGTATTAGGACAAAAAGGGCGCATTCCATTCTATAAAAAAGGAACTGGTTTCATGGACGGAGTTCGCAATATGTGGGACAATACCAAGTCATTTGTTGGTAATGGTATTAACAAGGTAAAACAAACCATTGGCGATATTATGGACTGGGTAGGTAATCCATTAGACTTAGCACGAAATGCAATTATGGGTGCAATGGACTTAGGAGGTCTAACACACGTAGCACTAGACATGGCAAAAGCTTTAGGAACAAAAGCTACAACTGCATTTGCTGAAAAAGTGAAAGCCTTATTCAAAAAGAAAGAAGAGGAAGAACGTGTTAGCGGTCCTGTAGATGGTAACTGGCGTGCATTAGTCATCAAAGCTTCCAAAGAAATAGGCGCAAATGCTAGTGAAAGTGAAATCAATGGTATCTTAGCACAGATTCAACGTGAATCGGGTGGTAATGAAAAGATTGTTCAAAGTTCAGCAGTATGGGACGTCAACACCGCAAGTGGAAACCCAGCACGCGGTCTGCTTCAATATATCCCACAAACGTTTGACGCATACAAGGTAAAAGGACATGGCAACATTTATTCAGGTTATGACCAATTACTAGCATTCTTTAACAATACTAACTGGCGTCAAGACTTACCTTATGGTAAATCTGGTTGGGGTCCATCTGGTGGACGGATTAGAGGTTATTATAATGGTGGTATTGCAAAAGGTCCACAAATTGCAAAACTTGCTGAAAATGGCTATCCAGAATTTATCATTCCAACTGAACCAGCTAAACGAGGAAGAGCAATGGCATTGCTTAACCAAGCTAAACAAGCATTGGGAGTGAAGGAAGAACGCAACACACCTAAGCAAGGAACATCAACAGACTTGGCAACAGTGGTTGCTTTAATGCAACAACAGAACGAATTATTACAAGCTATCTTAGCCAAAAATACAGATGTGTTATTGGACGGTAAGAAGCTTAACAAGGAACTTAACAACCTAAATAATACACAGCAACGTAACAACAGACGTAATTTAGGTTACATTTAAAAACATCAAGGCAACCCCTTTACAAGGGTTGCCTTTTGTGTTATAATACTAGTATAGTAAATTATAAAGGGGAATGAAAATGGCACAAAATTATGATTTTTTGAGAAGCTTTACATTTGACGGTAAAGAAACAAGCCACTTGTTTCAGATAGCAAAAGTAAATGTACCTTTTCTGTCAAAAGATAATGATTTTTACACAGTTGGTAATACTGACGGTAAACATTTCAGAAATACTAGATTAGGTGAATACGCAATATCAATTGATGGTTTCATTATATCAGACAACAGTGGCATGACTGTATCAGAAACTAAAGATGAATTAGTTAAAATTATCAATTCAGACGAACCAAAACGACTTATATTGGACCAAATGCCAGATAGATATTTTAACGCAATATTCACAGGGACAGAAGAGTATGACGCTACAGACACAAAGTACACACCTTTTACATTAACCTTTGATGTTCCAGACGCACTTGCCCACCAAGTTGAAGCTTCAAATTTTAATAATGTAACAACTAAAAACAGTAATATGGTATTAGATTCAAATTTTGAACGCAAAGACCAATACTATAAACCGTGGGCGCAACTTTCACCAGAAAAGCACTTTGGTCAAAATGTATTAAGTTGTGACTTCACCGCTGGTATACCAGCATACTATACAGACAACAGCACACCACACCAAGCATGGTTTTTCTATGACGCATACAATAGACGTATGAACCTAGATTTAGAGGTAGGTCAAACAGTTGGCTTTCAAGCTAAAGTGCGTATCAACGTAGTAGACAATGAAGTAATACCAGATAAAACATCAGGGCTAATTTTAATTGAATGGGCAGACAATCCAATTAGAAAAACATATACACATGTTATTCAAATACCTAATGAGGTAAAAGACTGGACATTGTACTTTAAAACAATAACTATCAAAAGTCCTGAAACAACTGGATTATCAATGAACTTTGGTTTGTACGGTGACCATGTGAGCGGTGATATATGTGAACCAATGTTTGCACTTGATACTACGGCACCAATGACTTATCAAAAATCATTAATTGAATTAAGAAAAGAATTAAAAGTTGTAAACAACGGAACATACAAAGCCTACCCACGCTTTTCATTCAAGATGAATGGTGATAATGGCATGGTTGGGTTGGTAAACAAAAATGGTGATATTTTACAATTTGGAAACCCAGAAGAGGTTGACTACACAGAACAGACAAGAACAGAAACAGTGCAGTGGTTAGATTTTTGGGGTCCAAACCTACCTGACAATATGGTACAGAACAGTGGTTTCATTAGTATATATCCTAATTATCTAAACAACCCAGATACACCAAACTTAGTTGATGGTACATTAAACATGACAAAAGATGTTGATTCAGTAGTACCAGATTTTACTGGTGAAAAAACAGATGTTTGGCATGGACCAACGGCAGTTGTACCAATAACTGCACCATCTACAAATGATAGAACATCAGCTTTTGTTGCTAACATACGTTTCATTTTTACAAACTATAAAGACAACCCACCAATGGCACATTTAGAATTTATGATTGGTGACACAGCTGGAAACCCAGTAATCAATACATTATTTAGAGATTCATTATACAGTACCAATCATACCATTATGGAATGTTGGTATATGGGTGAAAAGGTACACGAGTACACATTAGACAAGAAGAAGTTTGGTAATACTAAGCTGGAAATAAACATTGAACGTACTGAAACATATATAAAATGGCGCTTAGCAAGTATCAAAGGAATAAATAAATATAATAACGTTGTGGTAGGCGACAACTACATTTTCACATACAATGTTTCTGACAAGTCTAATTTAGACAAGTTTGGTTTCTGGTTTAAACAGTATAGTAACTTTAGAGCAAACCAAGTTATGGTTACAGATGCTAAACTACGTTGGTTAAACGTTAAGCACATAAAAGATGTACGCAACTATTACAAAGATGGTGACTTAGTAGAATTAGACACGTACTCACGTAATGTATACATCAATGGTGCTATCAACAATGAACTGAATGTTGTTGGTAATCAGTGGGAAGCATTTAGACTTGATGTAGGAGAACATGAAATACTACCTTTCTATTCATCATGGGCGCTACAACCAGAAGTGAATTGCATTTTAGAACAAACATATCTATAAGATACAAAGGGGTTTACACCCCTTTGTTTTTGTGTTATAATGAGTATATAAATATTTAGGAGGTAATAGTATGGACTTTTACATTACAGATAGGACATTTAAGTTACTAGATATTGTATCAACCAGTGGTGGTACTCAATTCAAAGTAACATCAACAGAGGATACAATAAGTTTAGCAACTGCAAGTAGACGCATGAGCCTAGATGTATCATTTACACCAGAAACAAGCGCACTTGCTAAAGATGTATTCAAAGTTGGTAACTACGTTTTGTATAAAGACTTAAATGGTAAACACGAATGGATGACAATTTTAGAATCAACACACAATCCATTGACACAAACACGCAGTATGGAATTAGAAGACGCTTCACTAGACCTTTTAAACCAACATGTTGGTAAACACAAGGAAACAAAAGCATTTCCTATTAAATACTATATTGAAATATTTACATCAAGTAGTGGTTTCAAAGTTGGTATAAATGAAATATCTGGACTAACTAGAGCATTAGAATGGGATTCAGGAGCAACAGCATTGGAACGTATTCAATCAGTAGCAACCCAATTTGATAATGCAGAACTTGATTTTAGGTTTACATTTAAAGGTAATGAATTAACAGGTAGATATATTGATATTAAGAAGAAGCGTGGTACAGATGAAGTACACACACTTTATGTTAATAAAGATATTAACTCAATAACTACTAAAGAAGATATTTACCAACTAGTTAATGCAATAAAACCAATTGGTGGGATTCCAGAAGGTAAAGAAAAACCTGTTGACTTAGTTGGGTATAACTGGGTAGACCCTAACGGTCGTTTTTACTTAGATAAGGCAACTGGGTATATTTACGACAAAGAGAATGTAAAGCACTGGTCAAGAACCCACAACGAATCAAACTATTTTCAACAGCAATTAGAGTTTGAAACAACAGCACAAAACAAGTTGCGTGACTATGCAGTTAAACATCTAAAAGATTATGGAAAACCACTGGTTGCATATGAAGTTGACATTGCCAACATACCTTACAATTTACAAGTTGGTGACTATATTAAGTTAGTAGATGAAAACGAAAAGTTATATCTAAAATCACGTGTTCAAGAATTGAAGTATGATTATACAACAGACAGTGTTGAAGCACAACTAAGTGATTTCGTTGTTTTAGAATCAGGCATTAATGATAATTTAAGAAAGCTAGCGGACCAGATAAATAATAAAGTTAGAAGTATACCACGTGTATTTGTACAAGAAGAACCGCCAGTTAATCCAAAACAAGGGGATATGTGGTGGGTTGTTGATGGAACAGTACCGCAACCAACCATAGCAAGACTAGGTGACTATGAAACACGTGAAGTAAAAGAGAGTCCTAAGATCGCTTCTTATAAGGTTTGGGACGATTTAAAAACAGAATGGATTGAACAAACAATTGACCAAGCTGTGCTAAACATTGAAACATTAAACGCTATCACAATGAACGGTTCTACAATCAATGGTTCTGAATTTTTGAATACATTTAAAGCAACAGTAGCTGGTGAACAATTAGAAGGTGTATCAACAGTGGCTGGTGGTGAAATGGAAATTGAATACAAGAACTTAACAACAAATAGAACAGGCTCAACAAGGTTATTTTCACAAGGGTTTGATGGACGTGTATTAAACACAGATGGTTCAATTAATCAATATGTAAGTCTAACACCAGCTGGACTATCATTACAAGATAGTAGTGGTCACAGTGGTTTCTTAACAGCTGAATTAATTATGCAATTTGCAAATACAGGACGTAAGATATACCCTGGCAATTCATGGGTAACAAATACGGATAGCATTATACCAACTTTAAAAATGGAAGAGTGTGCAATTGGTTGGTTATTTTTATGGCAACCATACGACGCCACAAATGGAAAACCACAGCCTTGGGAATACAATTATTATTTAGTACCTAAAGCACATGCCAATTTCAATAATGGTAGAGGTATTAGTATGAGATTGCAAAGTGGTGGAGCTAGTGGTGGTGGTGTGGATGACACTGTATATAAATACGTATATGTATCAAATAGGAGTGTAACTGGCAGAGCCAATAATGGTACTGGTAATGGTGCTAAATGGGTATTGACAAGTATATTTTCAGTATAGGAAGGTTGATGAATATGAAAATTTGGATTGAGAATAAGACCGGTTTTCTAACTGGTTATACAACAGAACCATTTGGTGACTATGTAGAAGTTGACATTGATATTACAACGGCAAACTCTATGCAAGGTGGGTTGATTGACTTTCATAATTATTACTATGATGGAAAAGAATTGACTAGAAATACAAATAATGCTTTCCAAAAGTTTTTAGATGAAGAAGCCAATAAACCACCAGAACCAACTAAGGAAGAAATGGCTGAAAGACTAGCAAAATTAGAAGCATTACTTTCTGATTTATTATAGTTAAAAACACCTCTTTTCAGGGGTGTTTTTTATTTGCATTTTAATGTACAAACACCTTACTTTCAATCTGAAAAACGCTTAGAATCGTCCTGTGAAGCACACTATTTCCCTTATTTAAATGCTATACTATAATAGTAGCTGAAAGGCGGTGATTATAATAAGATAGGGAGATGTAGGCATGGAAGATAAGGACTTTATGGAAATAAAAGTGCAACTAGCTAGAATTGAATCAAACTTGGAAGGTATTCCAGATTTGAAAAATGAATTAAAGGCAAACAATAATTTATTGAGTGAAACCCATCACCGTTCAATTCAAAATGAGAAAGACATTGCTAGTATAAATGACCGTTTAACTTGGCTAACACGCACAGTATCAGGGGCAATCATTGTTGCTGTTATTGGTGCTATTATAACTATATTATAAGGAGAGTGTTAAAAATGGATTGGAAAACACGTATCAAAAACAAAGCGTTCTGGATTGCTTTAATTCCAGCAGTAATTGTTCTGATTCAAGTTGTGGGAAACATTTTTGGATTAGACTTATCAAACCTAACTGGTTTGAGTCAACAACTAATTGATGTTGTTAATGCAGTATTCGTTGTGTTAAGTATTTTAGGGGTAGTTATAGACCCAACCACAAAAGGTATTAGAGACAATAAGGAGGACAAATAATTATGAAATTAAAAGGTATTTTATTTGGTGCATTAGCAACCATTGGTTTGTTTGCTGGAATGCAAACAGCTAACGCATATGAAGTTAATAACGAGTTCAATTTAAGTCCTTGGGAAGGTTCAGGACAGGTTGCAGTACCTAATAAGATTATCTTACATGAAACTGCTAATGAACGTGCCACAGGAAGAACTGAAGCAACGTACATGAAAAATAACTGGTTTAACGCACATACAACAGCTATCGTTGGTGATGGTGGTATTGTTTATAAGATTGCACCAGAAGGTAACATCTCATGGGGGGCTGGTAACGCAAACCCCTACGCACCTATTCAAATTGAGTTGCAACATACACATGATAAGGAATTGTTCAAAAAGAACTATAAAGCATACATTGATTATACAAGAGACATGGGTAAAAAGTTTGGTATTCCTATGACACTTGACCAAGGTTCTTCTGTTTGGGAAAAAGGTGTTATCTCTCATAAATGGGTATCAGATTATGTATGGGGTGACCACACAGACCCATATGGTTACTTAGCAGAAATGGGAATCAGTAAAGCACAACTTGCTAAAGACTTAGCAAATGGCGTTCAGGGTGATTCTAAGCCGTCAAACCCAGCAACACCTAACAAACCCTCTAAACCAAGTGTAACACCTCAAAAACAACGTTTTAACTATAGAGTTGATGGGTTGGAATATGTAAACGGAATGTGGCAAATCTATAACGAACATTTAGGTAAAATTGACTTTAATTGGACTGATAACGGTATTCCAGTTAGTGTTGTTGATAAAGTAAACCCAGCTACTGGGCAACCAACCAAAGACCAAGTTCTTTCTGTAGGTGATTACTTCAATTTCCAAGTTAATTCTGTAGGTGTAGTGCAAGAGCAAACACCTTACGGTGGTTATACATTATCTCATGTACAGTTACCAGAAGAGTTCATTTGGTTATTCACTGAAAACAAAAACACTTTATTATATCAATAAAACAAATAAAGACACCCTATATAGGGTGTCTTTATTTGTTTTTTAATGGATAATCACCTTACTTTGAATCTGAAACGTGCTTAGAATGCTCCTCTCACACAAGCTTTTCTAAGATATTTGGTGCAAATCCACCAGTAATAATAGGTTCATCATCTAAGTAAACCACTGGCAATGAACGAAATCCACATTCCATTAAATAGTTTAGTGCGCTCAAATCTTCATCAATATTAATTTCCTGGTAGGTAGCCCCTAATTCTTGTAACTTACGTTTGGTCATTGTACAGGGGAAACAATTATTTTTAGTATATACTGTTAACATTTTAATCCAACTTTCTTATATTGTATTTTCTCATTTTACCATTTTGTTTAGTTATAGCCCTACTAAATGTGTTGGTATGCACACCGTAGTAGTTTTCAGCCTCCTTTATACTATCAAATATAATACTATTACCATTTGATTTTTCAATAACTTCACATCTTACTTTATTACTATTATGTGCATTTGTGGTACTAGCAACTTTACCAAGATAGTCATAAGCATGTACTATATTTTCTTTACATGTAAGCCATTCTAAATTTTTAACATTATTGTTATATCTATCACCATCAATATGGTTTACTTGCGGTTTATTATCTGGGTTTGGTATGAATGCTTCTGCTACTAAACGGTGTATCCTAACCGTCTTAGTTCTATTATTCTTAGATAATATTACATGTAAATATTTATCACCACTAGGTTTTAAGTATTTATTAGTTTTAAATGAGTAAACATTACCTAAGTTACTTACTTGATATAGACCCTCATATTCTACAATGTCTTTCCATTTTTCCATTGTTTAATTCCTCCTCTTAACTTATGAACTAAGTATATCATGTTAAAAGGAGGTTGTCAACACTTTAGTCAATGTAATTTTTAACTTCTAATTGTTTAAAACCTTTTACATTACGTTCATGATGTGCTTGTTCAATACGTTCTTTCCAATTTTCACCAAACCATAGTTCAAGCGTATCTTCTACTTGGTCAATATAGTATTGTTTGTCAACTTCATCAATTGTAATACCTTCGCCAATCGCTTCATTACTGATTGTGTAGTACTCTGGTGCGTTTGCCAATCCTTTTGTATATGAAATGTTATCTTTAAATTCATCAGCTTCAATATCTAATAATTGACCTTCTTTGACCTTAAACAATTCTACTGCATTAGTTTTGTCTTTTACTGCGAATACACGGTTAACCTTTTGTGCGTTGAACTTATTACCTTCACTATCACGTGCAACCGTTCTATCAAAGGTCCAGCCTGTTTTAGTAATAATTTGAAACTGTCTTAGTTCATTACATTCGTGGATAAACTCTTTATAATCTTTACCAGCTACCAGATAATTAATGAACGCATTTGATACAATCGCTTTTGACACTTTCATACCACCAGTTAAGCCAATAGCACCTTTTACTTTTACTTTTCCATTTGGTTGTACCGCAATGTAGTTGTTTACATCTTTTTGCCAAATTTCACGAAACATGTCCTTATCTAGTGTAAGTCCAATCTTGTTAGCAAATTCATCTAATGCTTCATCAATTGCTTTGTCATCTGCTTCACTGTTTGGAATATACGCGTGTGCGTCAGTATTTGATTGAATAAATTGTGCTTTACCTTTAATCAATTCATACATGTTTGTCATAATCAATTGACCAGTTGCACAAACTAAGAATTGGTTTCTTGGGTCATACAAACCATTAAACTGCGCACCGCTGGCACCAAACTTAGTATTCAATGGTAACTTGATACCGTTAATCATTACATATGTTGGTACTTCTACACCTTTAATGTTTGCCACTTCTTCACCTGAATACTTAGCATCCATACGTTGTTTTAATAAGTCACCGTAGCGGTGAATCTTATCCTTTGGAATATTTCGTGATAGTAAATTAAATTGTTCCATTGTGTTTGGATATAGTGAACCCCAGTCACGCATTGGGAATATTCCAATGTGAATGTAACTAGCTTTAGCACCATGCACACCACCACTACCAAAAATCATTGTGTATCCATCTTCATCTGTGTACTCTAATGACACATTCAATTTACCATCTTCATTTAATTCAAACTCATGATTCAAGTATGCTTCTGCAATCTCTTTTGTATTAATATTTAATCGTTTATCTAATTCTAATGGGTCTGTCAAGTCTGGTCTAACTTCTTGTTTAGTTGCACCAAGTAACTTAGCTGTTAAGTTAGCGTTTGTTTGTAATAGGTCTGTCTTATCCATGTCAAACATTAGAGCAATTGTTGCTTTAGCCAATAGCATACCAATGTTTTGTTCAAAACGTTTTTCAGTTGCCAAAACATCATTTTTACAGTATGCAATATTTTTCTCTTTCTCTTCATCTGTCAATGGTCTATCCATGTCAAAGTCTACTTCTGTTTCTTTAATGTTGATACCTAAGAATGCGGAATGCTCTTTTAAGCTAAAACCTTTATTATCTTGGTATAGGTCCATTCCAAACAATGGGGTTTTATGACTATCAAACATCTTGTAAACTAGACCTCTATTATCTGATTCAATAATAGTTTTAGACATTTGATAAGCGTTTTTGCCTTGTAAATATCCACGCATTACATTGTTGTCATATGACGCATTATTATACCCAATGAACATTGAATCACGGTATTCAAGGTAAAACTTGCGTAATTCGTCAAGGTTATTATTAATTATAAACCATTCTTTGGTAAAGTAATCACGAAATACAAATAAGCTATCATGTTTAAAAATCTCAATATCAAATAATAAAATGGTTTGCTTTGTTAATGGTTCACTAGGTTTAAATGGTGTTTCATTACCTTTTGAAATAGTTCTAATTGGTTTGACTGTAGCAAAACCATTGCTAAATTTTAAGTCAATTAGTAAACGGTCACCAACTTCAACATTTTTCCATTTATCCCAGTCATATTTGCGAAACTTCATGATGTAGCTTGTAACGTCCCTACCATCTTCTAGTGAGCGCATTTTAACTACTTTCATTTCTTTTCCTTTTGCTGATAACTTTTTGTTAGATTCAATGACAACCACATCATGTTGACCAGCTAGCATTGGGTCAAGACTTCGTGAATTACCTTTTAGGTTGCTGAATACCTCTAATAATTTACTTGCTAATTCTGGTGCTTTCTTAAATTCTGCAATGTTCTTCATATGCTAATTCCTCCAATTGGTTTATACTACTAGTTTAACGTACTTTAAACAATTTTTCAACCCTTTTTTTGTTTTTTATATCACCTTGTCCACTGATACCAACCTTAACATCTTTACTCCAGATACATTCAAATTTATCTTCAGGTAGTTCATATTCGCTGATTAATACAGTATTGTTTTTTCCCAACTCTATAGCCCACTTGTCAAATTCTTCATGTGGAAAACCGCCAGTTGAATATGATAATGTTTTTCTATATGGTGGGTCTAAGTAGAACACGCAATTTTTATAATCAGAAGGGTTATAATCAGTAAATGACTTACATTCAAACTTAATCCCTTGAATGTTTGGTGCTTGTTTTTGTAAATTTCGTATTGCTTCATTAGGTAGGTCACGTGGTGTGACTCCGTCCGTTTTATATCCTCTAGCGTATCCGCCAAAGTACTTAGCACCAAATGTTGCACAAAAACCAACCAAACCAACGTAGTAATCACTGTATGCATTCTTGTTGTTTTTAACACTTAGATACTGTTCTTCTGTGATTGTAGATGGTAGGTTATCACTATAATCTCTATTGAACTTGTGCAATGCTATTAATTCTTTGTGTAAATCACTACCTATTTTGTTATGATGCTCAATCTTGTCAATCATATTAGCACCGCCAACAAATGGTTCAATGTATGCTACTGTATCATCTGTAATGTAACTTTGAATAATTGGTGCTAATTCCTTGCTTAATCTGTTTTTACTTCCTACGTATTTCATATATTTAATTCCTCCAATTTGTCAATAGTTTTTAAAATTATTTATTTAGGTGTAAAATATTTAAATTTTTAATTGCTTTATTAACACCTAGTTTTTTACTTACTTTTCCAACCCTCTTGCTATGAGTTCCATTTATTTTATATAGCTCATAGTATTCAGCAGTATTCAATATCCAAAAATCTTTAATAGTGTACACAATGTCTTTTGAGTTATACATGCGGTTACCTCCCTGTTTGATAAGTTTATTATATATGTTTATACTACTATCTTACTTTATTAATGTGATTCTGTCAAGTGTTTTTGTTGCTAATTTCAACTCACGTTGTAAGAAACCTTCTGTACACCCATTAGAGAATCTACAGATAAGTTCTACACCATCTACTGGTTTAAATAGTTTAGCTAGTATAACTACCTTATCACCTTTACTACCAATACCATTGTGATTGTCATTTTTAAGTTCTGCGTATGCACCTATTTTAAAGTTGTTTTTCATTCTCATTACCTCCTATATGTATATAATAACAAAACCCCTAACATAAGTCAAGGGTTTTGTTTGTTTATTTTTAGAATGGTAAATCATCAGCTGTAATGTCAATTGAGTGATAAACTTCTTCAACTGGTTTTTGTTCTGGTTGGTCCTCTGGGTCAAGAGGTAATGCTTCTAACCAACCAACGTTGTTTGTTGGGTCTAATTGATTTTTATTAACTGTAACATCAACAACCATTCCAACCGCTTTTTCTGCTGTTTCCCAGTCCACACCTACATCTTCAAATAGTTCGTTGAATCGCGCTTTTGCTTTTCCAAGTTTAGCCATGTTAGGAATGAACATTTCTTTTTTAGCAACCCATACCCCTGTGTTGAAGTTGAATGCGTAGTGCTTACCTTTATGTTCAATAACTACTGAACGTCCTTTAGGTGAATCTTGAATTGCAACAATAGGTGCTTTCTTAATACGTTTTAAGCTAACTAGTGGTTTCTCAATTTTGATAAAACCGGAGCCTTCTGTGAAGTACGCTTTACCTGTTTGTTCATCAACGTATAACTCAATAGTATTATCTTCTTCAAATGAACCACCAGCAACTTCTAGTGCTTCATTATATTTTTTCATAGCTTCTTCTGAATCTTCCCATTCGCCAGCTTCTTTATTGAATTGTTGTTTGTACGCTACTGCATCAAACATTGCTGAATAATCTTCTTTTGCAACTTGTAACTTAGTTGAAATTTCTGAATCCTCTACACTCACGATAACTAATTTTTGTAATTCTGACATAATAAAGTTCCTCCAATAATTTGTTTTTATTTTTTACTACTTAAATAGTATAACATACTTTCCCTAACTTGTGTACCTTATTTTCCTAAAATAATATAAAGTTTATTGAAATTAATAAAAATATTGATTGGGTCAATAGTACCTTCTTCATATACAACACCTTTAAGAGTATAGTCATCATAATTATTAACCACTGTAAACTCAATCAATCCAAAACGTACATTATCAATCATAATATAACTTTCACCATATGTTGCTATTCCATTAATAAAGAGTACTTCTTTTTTACCTTCTAATGTGTGTAACTTCCATAATGGTAATTCAGCCATTTAAATTTCCTCCAATGTCATTGTGTTTGCGTTATAGTCCACTTCAAGATTAAATCTCTCAATTGACTGTCCACCTTTTGCTTCTTTTACAATAATAGCCCTCATAACGTGGAACTCATTTGTTTCATATTCCACTTCCATACTTTCAACATAAAATGTAGCACCATCAAAGTCAAATTCTGGGGCATTGTGTTTATTTCTGCGCTCTACCAGTTTTTTAAATGTGATACTTCCTTCTTTTAAATCCTTTGAAAAATACGTGCAACGCAATAAATCTTCTTTAATAATCATTTACATTTCCTCCCATTCAATACCTAATTCTTTTAGTTTGGCTAAGTCTGATGTCTTAACCTTAATGTTAGTATAACTTACTTCAACTGGTTTGTCAACAACTTTATCTTCATTTCCTGTTAAAATTACAATGTCAGGAACTTTCGTTTCTCTTACTCGTTGTTGTTCAGCTTCCAGTCGTTCACGTTCTGACTTCATTTCTTTAAATTCTTCAATAGCTTCATTCATATTGAAACCATTTCTTGAATATGCAATAAGTATTGCCATGCGGTCATCTTTGTCTGTTACCTGTTCTTTCAAGTCTGAATAGTCTTGTTTAAACAGTTCAAAATACATCACAATTGCTTGTGTGATTGTTTTTTGTGAGGTTGCTTTATTAGTTACTAAACTTCTGTTTTTTGCAATGAACTTATCAAAAGATAGCCATTGTGGCGCATTATATGAAGCTTGGTACTTATTGAAAAGTTCTTCAATTTGTAACGTACGTTCTTTTTGTTCTTGCTCGTTGAATGTTTTAATTTGTACATTGACATGTTCTATACCTTCCTTTAGTACGTCCTTTAAAGTCTGTATTTTTTCGTTTAGTTCGTCATAAGGGGTCATGATTTCACTTTTTACCAGTTTGCGTTGTGTGTCTAGTTCTCTAATTCGTTTATTGATTGTAGCTACTAGTTTTTTATTCTCTTTGATTGTTTCTTCTGTAACTTCTTGCTCTTTCATTTTATCAGCCAACTTCTGTGCGTCATTTAGTATTTTTTCATAGTCTGCAAATTCGATTGACTGAACACCATTGGTTTTAATTGCGATTTCAAATTCCATTGCGTTCGTCCTCCGCCTTTAATCGTAACCACTTAGCTTTGAAAATCTCGTTAAATGTGAACCCCATTTTAATTAGGTCCGTTCGTTCCTCTAATGTGTTTAGTAGGTCATTTACAGTATACCCATAATCTAACATTAGTAACATTTTATAACTCATTTGTTCTTGCTTTTTTTCCATGCTTCCACGTCCTCCATTGTCAATCTGTTTTCATCTTTTTTAGTACGTTTAATTAGTCCTTCAAAAGTTGAATATGTTTCACTTTGGTGTAATGGTACCACAATTGACCCTGGTTTGCAATACTTTTCTGTAAATTCTTTATGTTCAGTTGAAGATAAGTGACGATATGAACCATTACTAAAAATATCAAAACCAGTGTGTGCTTTTGTTGATTCATAAAATTCAATTACTTGTGGGTCATAGTTAGATTCTAACAGAAAGTAATCTACTTGTAAAGAGTTTTTATCTAAATATTCCTGATAATCTATTGTAGTGCTTAAATCAGTTGCATATAATAATACTTCACCAGATTCAATATCTTCAATAATTAATCCATGACAGTCAACTAATTCTTCACCAGCACCATGATAGTTCTGGATAGTTGTGAATTTCATTGTACCAATTTGAAACTGAAAGTTATCACTAAAAACAACATCTGCACCCATTTTAGTTTTTTCAAACATTAAATTATTTACTTCTTCATTTGCTAGAATTTTAATATTTGGGAAGTTCTCACGTATTTTTCTAAATACTGCTGGTTTGAAATGGTCACCGTGTCTGTGCGTAAATATTAAAAAATGTTTTTCATATAGTAATGGCTCTATAAATTTGTAAGGCTTACCTGCATCAACTAATATATTAAATTGATTAGTATATATTGATACTGAATTTCCTTTACTACCTGTGTAATGAATATCATAGTTAAATGCGCTCAAATTGCCAACCTCCGTGCGTTTTTCTTTTTCCACTCAAACAAGAACTTATGTGACAAATGTTTAAATTAAGATTATTTGCACATTGTGTTATAGAGTTAAATTCTAAATAAATACCATTTTTCATTGCTTTTAATCTTATACTGTTTGGTTGGTTTTTACTTCTCCTGATATTACCTGTACCATGATTTATATTTTCTTTTTGTGTAATATACTCTAAGTTGTATAGTGAATTATTTGATTTATTTTCATCAATATGGTTTACAACCATACCATCCTTACGTATTCCTACAAATGTAAATAATACAAGTGAATGTATCTTAAACTCTTTCTTACCATCTTTTTTGTATAGTCTTACTCTATAGTAACCATGTTTGTCTTTGATAGGTTTTAATATCTTCTCCCTTTCAGTTCTTATACGTCCGTCTTTCATATTAGTTATACGCTCTAATGATTTAACTCTACCTAAGTTGCTAACCTGATATAAACCTTCATACCCTTTAATATCTTTCCATTCTTCAATCATAATATATACACCTAATATTGAGCTGGTGTATTCCTCCCTTCCCACGAATTTCCTTCTAGCTGCCAAAGTTCCTTGCCAAGTCGTTTAGCAGTGTCCCACTTATCCTTGTCAATTGCTTTATTAATTTCAATAATTAATTTATGACGTTTATCCTCTACTTTTTTGCGCAGTGGACGTGCAACACGCTGTTTGCCTTCTTGTGGGTTAATAGCCCAACCAAGATTATTGCAGTGTGTGTTATTAACATCACCATCTTTGTAATACAGATAGCCTAGATTGTCTTTATTTAATACAAATGATTCAGCTACTAAGTTAGCAATAAAAAATTTACGTGTCTTGTTGTGTGATCCTTCTAATACTACATATGGTTTGCCGTTGTCATCATATGAGTTC